TCGTTCTGTACTGATTGGCGAGAAACTGTGACATTACAATATAACCTTAGTGACTCCGGAATCGACTTTACCGTCGGTGGTAGATGTTTCGCTATCCAAACTGAAGATATAGTTTCTCAGTGGATTAATTGTGCTCTGGTTTGCAGGGGTTGCGCTTACCTTTATACCATCACCTAAGTACCCAGACTTGTCCACGCGTAATGCATTTATGACAACCTTACCCTTAGCAGGATCATATGAACCTATATTAGGTATCTTCACAACACCCTCTAGATCTACTAATTGTAGTCGGGTTGAACCAATTACATTATTTATCAATACGTTCTGACCCTTTGATTTGAATATGGTCGACGTTATTATATGATCATCTTTATCTGCTGCAGCTAAAATGACTGGGAAATTAAGTGTATAGTCCTGTTCGATGTATGTGTCGAACGCGATACCTGCTGCTACCTGAGCTGCTTCAAGATCTGCAACCAGTTCAGTAATATTGATTGTTTGCTGTACCTTAACATCCATCCTAGAGTTTAGAATAGCACTAGAGAGATTGTCTATCGATGTTAATATATTCGAACGTCGGAACACTGAATTGAATTGGTTCAGATTAACGTTCATGTAACTTTGGATAAGTTCTTTGACCTGTGTCTCTAGAACTTCTTCGGTTGTCGTATTTTTAATAGGATCTATGTTGAAGGATGTCCTTAATTCTAGGTTCGTGATCTGAGGTTTAACGAACACTGTATCAATAGACATGATAGATAGATTAGAAGTCAATTGATCTTTAATCATTCCTTCGACCATTGTCTTAGAAGAGTCGTCCACACCATCTAGGAAGTTTAGACTGACGAATACTTTACCGTACTGTGGAGGAACATTGTCGTTACCACCCCATGTCGCCACGTCCTTAACATATGCACCATACTTACTTTGAATCATACCTGAGTAATCTTCTGCGGTGACCAATCGGTTCTGCGCAGAGTATGCAAGAGGAGCATTCAACTTAATCGACTGTATAGACTCGATATCTGAACCACCAGCAGAATTAGAAACTGTAGTTACGTTCACTACGTAGTCTGTACCAGTATACTCATTTAGGGAGAACAGTTTTGCACCGTTTGCAGCTGCTCCGTGAGTCGCAATATAGTCTACCTTAATAACGTTACCCGTTTCTGGTCTAGTTCCTAATACGTTACCGTCTCCAAATACAATCTCGTAGTTACCATTATGTGACTCACGTACCATGTACACACGAGAGTTGTCGTCAATAGTAGCAACCTCTTTAATGTTTAGGTATATGTTAGACAGGTTAGTTGTACCATTAGGGAACACGTTGACCAACATGGTAGAAGTGTCTATAGTGCTTTCCGGTATTACGTAAGGTACATCGATGTTATTATCGGCAAGGAAGGTTTTAGATTTATTCTTACCTTCTACCAGAGTTACTCCAGTGAAGGTGAATGTATTACTATCCACGGCCTTGACCGCACTATAATTCTCTATAGTGAAGAACTCATAGTTGGTCTCATCAATAGAAGCAAAGAAACTTGTACCCCTAGGTAGGGTAAAGGTTGAAGGGGGTGTTGGTATCGTGATGGTCACATCAACCTTAGCACGAGCAGCAGTAACGGACTTAGGGAAGTACCCTAGACTCTCTGCATGGGATATAACAGACGAACGTAACTGAGAGGTACTTAGAAACGACTCGTTGATAGACATGTTAGCGATAAGACCATTAATATGGGTATTATATGCTAGTACATCTAGAATGTTAGACAGACCACTCGCATCAAAATCATAGTCCTCAAACTCTCCACTATTTCGGAAGTATGTCTTTAGTTTGGACTTGATATCATAAAAATCTAAGTCAGAAGTATTAATAGTCATTTATCTTGCCCTTGCAATAGTTAGACCTAGTGTGACAACTTTGGTGGTATTAACCACACCAAATATTATCGTTAGGTCTGCCGAATTATAATCTGGTTTAATAGTAACCTTTACATCTTGTAGTTCCGCTCTAGGTTCATAGTTGGCTATGGTAGAACGTACTCGTGACACTATGTCTTCCTCGTCCAAGTCGGTAGATAGGGAGAATAATATACCGTCCAACCCTGCACCATAATACGGACGAAATGGCATAGACCCCTTCTCTGTCATTAAGAGGTTCTTCACAGATTGACGGACTGCGTTAGCGTCTGTCTTCTTGTAGATGTCACCTGTGGTAGGATTCGGTGTAAAAGAACAGTCGATATCTTTATTGATACGATCGATCGAGGATGTGATCGGTTTGTTCTGTAGGTTACCGTCTTCTATTGAGAATGCTTTTGCCATAATGGGTTAACTCTTTTCATACTATTTATACATAAACCGCAACACCAATTTCAGGTAATGCTAACTGAATGCCTTCCTTTTACTTTTTATATCTCTAATGGCAGTCTTAATAGCATCTTCTGCCAGTACCGAACAATGTATTTTCACTGGAGGTAATGCTAACTCCAATGCAAGATCGGTATTCTTTATTAGCATTGCATCATCTAAGTGTTTACCCTTGACCAATTCGGTCAGTAACGAGCTAGATGCAATTGCTGATCCGCAACCATAGGTCTTGAACTTCGCGTCTTCTATGATACCGTCATCGTTCACTAGTATCTGTAGTCGCATAACATCACCGCATGCTGGTGCACCCACCATACCTGTTCCGACGTTAACAGACTTCTCGTCCATCACTCCGACGTTTCTAGGGTTCTCATAGTGGTCTAGTAACTTCTCACTGTATGCCATTAGGTATGACCTCTCCAATTTCAGGTAATTCAGGTAGCGTTAAATCTATTGACAAAGGAACTCCGATCAGCTCCAATACATCACAGAATGTTAGTTTTAGGAAGTCAAGTAGTGAACCTAATCCGATTGCGTCTAGGAACGACTTGATCTTCTTGATCCATAGGTTGATCAGTTCTTTCTGCCATTGTATGAACCAATCTCTAGCCGCACGTACCATTTCGTTTATCTGGTCTTCCGGTACTACCACATTGGTATCGATCTCACCCCCAATGATATCCAGAAGAGACATACCGAACAAGGACACCCCTTTGAGTTGATCGACGATGAACCCATTGACCGTGAAGTTTGCGATATCATCTTTTATTTTAACAATCTGGTCATCTATCTGTTTCTTAATATCACCCGTTGATGTCTTTGCATCTTCTTCGAGTTTTTCTAACTGTGCTTTGATTCTGGCCAGTTCACCTTTCGCTTGTTCTTTGAATGCGTCTATCTGCTCACGTATAAAGGTCTCTACATCAAACTCTGATATAACAGGTATACTAGGTAGACCCAAGGTATCCCAGATCTCTTTGAATGCATCAATCAATGCCCCGAAGGTAGAATGTAATAGGTTAGTGCATAAATTGACCAACTTGTTTTTAAAATATGCCCAAGTAAGTTTACCCTTCCACTCATCACACTCAACACCGAACTCACCTTTATAGTACTGATATCCTTCGGGTACCAGAGCATAGTACTTATCTACCTCATCGGTGATTTGTTTCTTGATACTCTCTTGTTCTTTTTTATCCAGTATCTTGAGTAAGTCAACCTCTATACCCATAACGGTCACTTCGAAGTCCACGGGGACTACACTCGATATCACATCAAGCATCTTAACTGGGATGTACATGTGAAACTCGTCGATCAGTTCCGACCATGCATCGTTAGCTTCTTTCTGCCAGTTACGTATCTGTCCTTTCTGCCAGTACGGAGATAGTATTAGAGACTGTGCCTCAACGAAGTCTTCGACCTGTTTGGTGACATCCTCTATCTTCTTCTTTGCCTCTGCGTCTAGGTCGGGGTTCTCTACCGAGTACGCCTTCAACTTACTAGGTACCATACAGATATCATTGTATATCTGAACGAACGCAGCCTTGGTAGGTAGAGTTGATCCATCGCACGGTAACTGATATGCCATTACGAGTTCAGTTTAAGGTTTTTAGCATTGATAGAGACTGTACCGCCCGCAGTTAGATCCACATCACCACCGACATTAATAGTTACCTTACCTCTGATATCTACCGACTCGTCTCCAAGTACTATTGAGTAGTTGTCTTTAGTGATGAACGTGGTAATAGAACCGTCCGCTTGCATCTCATAGTAAGTACCAGACTTGTGTGCTTCTTTAATACGTTCAGCACCAGCCGTATCATCATACTCTTTATAGTGTCCGGTCTCTGTCTCGTACACTTTGTTGGTAGGATAGTTAGCGGCCGCCTTAGGGTTCGCATCACCTTCTTTAGGTACAGTACCAATCACCATAGGTAACTGAGAGTTCTGTCCGTCCAAGAAGATACCGAATACTTGGGTACCCACTAGGATACCTAGGTACTGTCCCT